CAATTAAAAAAAGCCACCCAATCGGAGCGAACCAATAAAGCCATTTGATTTCTGCACAAATAATTAAATGCCATATATGATGCGGTGCCAGTGGATCTGCAAAATCAAACCATCTGAACTGTGGTTTTTCCAACACACGTTCACCGTCTTTGTGAACCCAATGAGGCCATGGATATTTTGTCGAACCTGGAATGTCGCGTTCAAAATTCTGGCAAAAAAATAATCGCTTTGCATGTTTCCAAAAAATATCTCTGGCCATTGTTTGTGTCGCATCTGAAACAAAGCAAATTAATTGGTCGCGCGTGAAATTCCATGGATTGTTCCAAGGCCTTTGGTGTGGGTGGCGCATTAAAATTCCATAATCAGAAAAATAATATCCAAGGTCCTCATATCTTAAGCCATTAATCAAATTTACTTGGAAAAAATTAAATATTCCGGCGCGCATTGCTGAATCACCGCCATCACCTGTCTCATCAACTAAAAATCCTGATATGTCTTTGAAAATCATTTTTTTCTGCGCCGTCTTGCTAGAATTGCCATTGATGCCACTGCCAATTCAAGGTTTTCAACGCTGGCGTTTTTAATTGTTGGCATTGGATAACGACCCATTGCTTTTCCAAGTGCAATGTCAGCATCATGATTTATTTTTTGCTGGCGTTCATATCTTTGTTGAATCAGGTGCTTTGTTCTTTTGGATTTGTTTTCAAGTGCCAACTTGCGCTGTTTGTTGTTCCATTTTTCTTGTTTGTTCATTTCATCCCCTCTTTGGTCTTTCAAGGACTGTTTGTGTGTATTCATCCCAAACGCCAATGCGTCCAATTTTCACATCGCGATTGGCAGTGATTGCAAGTTTTGCTTGTTTGTTTTCAATCTTTTTGCAGGTCAATTGCATTTCGCCTACCTGAACAACCTCGCCAGTTCTTAGTGTTACAACTAAGGTGCCACGGTTGTCTGATATTCGTTCAGTATTTCTATTTCCGTCCTGATTCTTGTTTTCATTAGTCTTATTATCACGCATGGTGAACCCCCTTGATGTAGTATTGATTTTTCGACCTGCCCACAAATAAAATAAGTGTCATCTAATCCGAGACATTTTCCTAGTGCATCACGCGCAGCTTTAACGCGATTATCAGCATCCAGTCGCAACAAGGTCTTTTTGTTTTTTGCAAAAATCTTGTCCTCTGGCCACATAAAATGCATATCACAGCGAACAAAAAAACCATCCATTAACCACTGCCTGACAAATGCTTTTGCAGTTCCAATTTTTGAAAGGTTCATCAATTTGTAATTTTCTATTTCGTGTGAATATGATTTCAGCTTTTGACTTCGATTGATTCGTAATTCAGAAATCGTTCTGCCATGTCGATCAAGCGAAACGTGCATTCCTGGACGATATGACTTGTTGACGGTTGGTGGCATTGGAAAATTTCTGAAAACGAATTGATCCATCACGCCCCTAGTTCAGCATTTAAGTCATCAGTGGCTGTGACATCGCGTGTGGTTTCTGGTTCTAATTCAACAAGATCCTCATGATATAAAAGACCGTTCACAGCTGATGCAAACTCAGCATCATATGCCCTTTTGCGCGCCTTGTGCATCATCATGTCACGTGGATAAGTTATCCAAACATTGCGAACAATACCTGCTTTTTTTGCATCATCCATTGTGAAATAATATTCAACCCATTCCTTTGATCCTTTTTTCTTGATCTGAACAACGGCGGCCCACGCCTCAGCATTAAGATTTTTATTTTCAGAACAGATTTTGTTATGTTCCTTATCAATAAAAAATTCGCGCTTTTCGCCAAACTCTGGATGTGTTTCGGCGGTTGCTGAATATAGTGAACCATAAATTGTGATCTTGTCGTTGATCCAGCCCATTTGGTTCATTGCACTGACTGGCCATTTTCTTTGTTTCAAAGTCATTAAAGCTGCCATCACAGCTGATGAACCATACTTTGTTAAATGCTTTGGAACAACATTAGTGACCTGCATTAAAAATGCAGCTGCATTCCTTAATTCGTTTTGATCTCTGAACGTGACAAATCCTGTTTCGTCAAATGGGACGATTGCTGAATTGGAATTGGTAACGGTTTTTATAGTGTCTTGTGCATCCATCTTGTGACCTCATCTTGTAGTTTGTTGAATAGCATTGTGTCCAATTGCCTGTGACCAGGCAATCCCTTTTTTCTATAATCTTAATCTTGTTTTTACGGCGCAGCATTGAAATCCATGAGTTCATTTCGCCTTTGTTTGCATGAATGCCAAAGTCTTTGAAAAATTCCATAAACTCGCGCGTTGTTAGTGGACCATGTTCATTACATAGCCTTTCAATTATTGCCTCGCGTTCAATTATAAAACCACTATTGTGTTTGGGTGTTTTGGTTCGTTCCATTGATTTCCTCTTTGAACTTTTCAAGCAAGTCATCGGAAATCATTTGTGTGCCACTCTGAAAAAGCGTTGCCCTATCTTGGGATGTCAGCTGCAAAAGCCATGATGACCATCCATTTGCAAGGACCAGTGACACGATCATTTGTGCATCTGGTCCACCCAATTTTAAATTCTGGATTTTCTTACAAGCGTTTTCAATCACACGAACGATTTCCTCGCGCATTTCACCTGCGATTTCTAACAAATCTGGATCAATATCATTGAGGGATTTCGGCATTTGCTAAACGCTCAAGCTGTTCCCACGCAAAATGGGGCAGGCTGATGTCCTCCATTTTGTTATTGTAAGACGGCCAAACATTTTCTGCACGACATTCCTGCAATCTAATTAAAGCTTTTTTATAACGCTGTTCACCAGCGTCCATTGCGCCTGGGTCAAGTTTATAATCTTGCCATATGTAAGGCGATTCCATTTCAAAAGCTGCAAACACAAATGCTCTGGGCTTTGGTATTGGAATTTCAAATTCATCTTTAAGTTCTTGTGTAATCTTGTGAAGTTCGGTCCATAAATCAAAATACATTGCACCCTGAACATAAAGGTTTTCAAAATAAATTTTTCTGGAAAAGCCATTCAAAGATGCATCTGGTGTTTTCTTAATATCAACAATCACACCTGTTTCATCCACAAAATCTGTTTTAAATTTGTATAATATTTTGGCCTCATCATCATAAATCCATGCGCGTTGTTCGCGCCAGCCATTGCGTGAAAATAATTTTTTCAGTCGTGGATTATAATCAAGGCTTAACATTAGTTGTTCAATATGATTCCAGTCAGTTTCACTGATGATTTGTTTTCCTTGGGTGGCATTTTTGACAATCCAATCCCAATCAAGTTGTTGATATTTTGAATCAGTTTCAATGACCTTTTTTTTCAGATCATCTTTTTTAAGTGCTGAAACGCCTTTAAGTCCTAAGACTTTTGCGATTGCATCCCACTCCTCTTTGGTAGCAAGTGAGTTTGGAAAATCTGATTTGTTTGGTTCACGGCAATATGTTTGAAAGAATCGTTCGCCCTCAAGCATGGCCATATGGACCTGATTCCCTTGTTCCATTGCTTTGGTTTTTTTCTTAATCCCTCTAATGTATTTCGCGTGATAATGCGCCGGACTTTTTAAAAACTCCATGATTGCACTTGGTGAAATATGTAGAATTGATTCGTCGTTGTTTATTTCTGGCGGTGTTTCGCCAAACCCTGCTTTCATCTTGACTCCCATCTTGGTGGTCACACAATTATTTTTGATGGCTGATGTTGTCACTAAAATTGTGAATTTTTCTTGAACGTATCGCGACAATGTGTTTTGGTCTGCCCCAAGAAAAAGAAAAGGCCTTGGGGTCAACCAAAGCCAGATCACAGAACGGGAAAATAAAAGTGATCTGGTATCTAAAACGGTTTGGCCCCATTGTCCACAACTTTTTCCACAAAATAATTTAAGCATCGTGGGGGGCTTTATGTCAGAGGTCACTGTTCGCATTTTAAAATTTAATGAAATTTTCACAACCAGATCAAAGGACATTAAATCGGTTGCATGGTTTTCCATGCCTTGTGATTTATTGATTCACCCTGATTTTGAGGGAATAAATGGCGATGAATTTAAGGCCTTTTGCTGGTTCGTTGGCATCGCATCTAAAAAGAAAAATGACATTGTGCGAATGAATATCCCACACACCACAAGATTGCTGAACATAAAAGAGGCATCAATTCATTCAATGATTAAAAAACTTGATGGAAAACAATTGGATGTCGTAAGCGGCCAAGACGCGGCCAAGACGCGGCCTCTACAGACAGGACAGACAGAACATAACAAGACAGACATAACAGACAGACATATGTCATCTGGCGATGACCCGACCGCGCAACATCTGGTTGTTCAAATTTGGAATGAATACTGCGACAAGTTACCGAAAGTTAAGCGATTAAGTTCTGATAGGCTTAAGAAATGTCAAAAGTTAATCAAGGACTTAAGTCAAACAGAACTCACTGATGTTGTAATTAAAATGGCCAAGTCAGATTTTTGTAATGGTAAGAATGACAATGGTTGGGTGGCCACCTTTGATTTTTTTCTAAAAACAGAAAATTGCTTGAAAACATTAGAGGGAAAATACGATAACCGCGCAGGCTTTGCACAGACAAGGGCCAGCCGAGTATCAGAAAATTTAAAAAGGCTTGAGGAAAAATACTCAGTTCAAGAAAAGGATGTGACAGATGACAGTGGCAATGGTGCTGATTCAGATGGCAAAATTTTATGACCACGATATAAGCGAACAGGCATTGGATTTATACATTCAAGTGTTCAAACCATTTTCGTTTGAACAGGTTAAACATGCCGCGATGTCCTACATGGCAGACACCAAAAATTCTAGGTTCCCTATCCCACCGCATAAAATCATGGATATTTACAAAAAAGCACAGCCAGATGATCGCGAGGTTGGCGTTGAACTCGCCAGAACAGTTTATTCGCTTGTGGTTAACCGTGGTTTGAATTGGCAAGATGGGTTCTGGTCTGAGCATGGAAATTATTTCGAGGGCAATAGGGGCGATTTTAAAGCGTCATTCAAGGATGCGTTCATCAGTGTCACTGGACCAATAGCATGGAACGCTGTGCAAAAATTTGGTGGTTGGGAACGTGTTTGTGATGCCTGCAATAATATGGATCAAGGCATTTTTGTTGCACAATTTCGCGACCATGTTCAAACAGTCATGTCGATGTCTAAAAATGGGATTGATGTTTCAAAATTAGATATGCCCCAAAAAAAGACAGAACATGGTTTGATTTCTGCAAAAAATACATTGTTGAATTTAATACCTGATTCAAAACGAAACACTAATCAAGATTAACTTTATAAAACCATCATTTTTTGTTATTCTATAGGTGTCAAAGCAACAAAGGATGGTTAAAATGAAAACAAACAGAGTTCATGGCGCACTTAGCAAGTTCAAATCAGTTTCAAATTTTAAAAAGTCAAATAGCATGATTTTCTATAGCAGACAAAAGCCTGTTAATGGCCAAGACAGATACATTGAAGTCATTGACCAAGGTGGGAACGCAATCGCATTGCCAATTATTATTGAAGCTGATGGAACTGAGCGCGTGGCATATCATCCAAAAACAATCAAAGGTCTTGTTGAATTTTTAGAAAACAAAGGTGGTGAATAATGAGCGACGATAAGTGGATTCATTTAGGTCAATCAAGACCAGGTTATCCAGACAGCCGCGCACAATTGAAAGAAATTCCGGCTGGTCCTTTTGTACTGGTTCCACAGAACACAGCAACACTGTTTGAAAAGAATTATGCTGTGATGGATTTCGCAGAACACAGACTGATTAAAGTGGACAAGTTTGAATTGCGCTGGGGATATATCACTTATGCTGTGGGTCCTGACTTTGCGCCAATGCGTGTTGGTGAGCATATAGATTCATCAGATTAAAAATGAAATTTCCAAAAAAAACTAGAATTAAAAATCAAGAATTAATAGACTTTATTAAAACATTGCCATGCTTAATATGTTATATGCGACCAAGTGACCCAGACCATATTACAACCAGAGGCGCTGGTGGCCATGATTTGGCTGATAACTTGTGGCCATTATGTCGCAAGCACCACAACGAACGCCATTCAAAAGGATTGGGTTTTATGATTAAAAAATATTCATCATGCAAACAATGGTTGATTAAAGCCAATCGAAAAGATATTTTGGAAAAATATGAAAACTGAAAATGAAAAAGATTTTTTAATCAAAAGCTATTCTGCTTTAAATCGAAAATTAAAATCACAGCAAAATGAAATACTAATGAAATTGTCAAATATCGAAACCACCATTAATAAAAAAAACAAACAAATAGTAAGATTGAAAAATAAAGTTAAAAAGCTAACGATTGCGCAAAAAAGTTAAATAGTCAGCACCCTCTTTGGGGTCAGCAAAACAACGCACTCGGTTCACGTCGCTTGCTTTCGGGTCGATAACAGTCACGATAGACGAACCAAATTTCTGCGAACCAAATCCAAGATTCTCACCATAATGATCGATGTGCTTATATCCGCGCGCGCGCGCAAGCCAATAAATTCTGTGAGTGTGTGGACACTCATTTTGCGCCAATGCCCAATTATGCTTGTGACCTGCGATGTAAAGATGTGCAGTTCCACCCATGACAGATGCTTTTTGTTGACCATGCAAACTGTTCCATTGTGAATGTCCACTGTGATCGTGGGCAGCGTCAACCAAAACCTCAGCACCATTTGAAAAAACTAATTTGAATTTCGCGCGCCAATCAATCATTGGACACACGTTTTGAACGATTCGTGACATGGTTTCAGATCCCATGTTCCATGAATCATGGTTACCAAGTAACCACAAAAGCCAGTTCACACCTGAATCTTTAAAAAACCACTCAATTAATTTCCATGCAGTTCCACGCGATGTGCTTTGGTTTGCATATTCTTTCATCAACCTGCCAACCCAGTTGTTGTGAGTGTCACCGATATTGGCACCGAACATTCCTGGTGTTGTCTTGCAAATGTCGATGTGTTCTTTTAACAAAGGCCAATTGCAACCATCATCATCAATGTGTGGATCGCCGAACCAACAAATTCCAATTGGCTTATCATCTGGAATCTTAAATTCCATCCATTTTTTTGCGTCGTGGTTTTCTTTTCTTTTCCCAAACCTGCGAACCATTGAATTTATTATTTCCTCAACTGGAATGTCATCATCAGGAATCACTGGGAAAATTATTGGTGAACTAACAATGTCATCAGCTTTTTTTTCAAGCATCCCCTTGGTCTGCATTTTCTTTTTGGTGAACTCTGTGGGGCCAATACCAACATCAATGCACATTTGTGGATATGAACCAAAATATTCATAAACCAATTTTTGTCCATTTTTAACTTTGCTTGTAAATTCAAAAAAACTTGGCGTTCTGCCAAGTTGTTGTGCGTGATCTAAGAGGGCTTGAGTGACAGTTTGTTTGTCTAGTTTTTTTCCCATTCTTAAAAATCCTGACATAAGTTTGTTAATTCACAAAATATTAATTTCATAAGTCTAGATTCAGTCGGTCTTTGAAAATTTTAAGTGACATTTATTTTATGTGGTGGCAGCGCGCATCATTCTTATTTTGTTGAATTATTGTAATTGAACATATGTGATTGAACAAGCTGACAACTAAATTAAAGGGGCTTTATGATTATCGTGATTTCAGCAAAACAGGTAAGTGGAAAATCAACACTTGCAAATGCTTTGTGCAGACAATTTGGACCAGTAGGGGCATTGAAAACTAGGTTTGCACAACCTATTTATGAAATGCACGATGCTTGTCGCGCCATCCTACAAAAGTATGGAATCACGGCATATGATTACACAAAAAAAGATGGCCCCCTTTTGCAAATGCTAGGGACTAACTGGGCAAGAATGACAATCATGCCTGACATCTGGGTTCGCTGTTTACATAATGCAATTCATAATTCACCACAAAACATTGTCCACATCATCGAGGATTGCCGTTTTAAAAATGAGTTTGATTCATTTGCAAATATGAATGATGTAATTCGCATTCGATTAAATTGCCCAGAGGATATTCGCAGGAAACGCGCAAAAGATAACAACCTTTCATGGCGCGATGATGTCAGCCATCAGTCAGAAATTGATCTGGATGGATATGCTGAGGACGCACGTTTTGATATGTATTTCCAAACACACATTGAATCGACTGAGGAAATTGTTGAAAAAATAATGCACAAAGTTCGTTCCATGCAGGCTGAAAGGGCAAAAGATGCAATCGAATCTGGTCCTCTTTGATTTTGAAAAGGCTTTTATTATCGCACTTGGTGAAAAGGGAATCACTGAAACATCAGGACCTAAATCAACTGAGCGCATTTTAGAATATCATTTGACTACAACACTGCGCGCAACATCTGATGATGTGCCTTGGTGTTCTGCATTTGTAAACTGGTGCATTCAAAAAGCTGGTGGAAAAGGCACAGGATCTGCGCTGGCGCGATCATGGCTGGTGTGGGGCATAGATGCGGGCCTTGATCCAAAGCAAGGCGATATTGTCGTTTTAAAGCGTGGGAATGATGATATTTCGGGCCATGTTGGATTCTTGGCGTTTGCACCGTCAAAGTTTAGTCCTTACATTGAGGTTTTGGGTGGCAATCAGAACAACATGGTTTGTGTGAAAAAATATTTGCGATGGAATGTCTTAGGTTATCGTCGCGCGATTGTATAAATAAAAAAGGCCTGTGGTTCATAACGCCAAGGCCCAGTCACACCAGAGAAGCAAAATATCTGGCGTGATTTTTTAGAAACTAGATTGAAATGTGGTTGTCACGCCTGAATAATTAATGTCACAAGGTGAACCATAAATCACAAGGCGTTCTTTTGGTGCAAGACGAATTACGCTGCAAACAAGTGGCAAGTCTGATTCAGAAAAATTTCCTGTTCCTATATCAAACTCATTGTCATTATTCAGAGGGCTTGTTCTACCAAATTTTCTTGCATCTGCTAAAGTGCTAAATTTAGGAACATAAAATTCACCAACCGCCGCCGCTAAAGCCCCTGGCGTGGTTGTAATTATACCAGATGGAAATGGATCACCGCCACCACCTGTGGACATTGCAGAGGCACCAGCTGCGCCAGCTGTTCCACGCCAAACATTGGCCACTGGATCAAATGTCTGAATTTCCATCAGTGATGATGGATTTGCATTGGTATTGATACGCATTCCCTGAATCTGAACATCCATCAAAGAATTATCAGGACAAGTTGCGATCACAGCGCCTGTGGCTGTGGCAGGAACATTCACATTAAACTTATCGACTGTTTGTTTGACTGCGCCTGAAAAACTAGCCATTTCTTAACCCCACGAATAATTCAAGTGTTGCTGAATCCACAGTTCCACTTGGTGTTTGTAATAAATCAAATCTTAATTGATCGAATGCATCGAAATCAGTTTTAAATAAAACAGGTGCAGTCATTCCAGTGGCCACTTGACCAACACCGATTGATGTTAATTGCCCCACAGTGGCAGCATTAAACTTTGGTGTCGTTGTGAATATTGATGTCCATGCGCCAGAATTTCTAGGCCTCCATTTAACATCAAATTCAAAAGTGCCACTTGTTCCATTGAAAAATCCAGATGACAAAACAGCATCTTTAATCTTAAACGCATGACGATAGGTGAAAACGCCATCCATCAAATTGTTTGGTGTTGGTGGACCATTGTAAACGCCTTGAACGACTGCGCGCTTAATATCCTCGACACGATTTGAAAGAAAATTTATTGTTGCCCCATAACGACTGGTCCAGTCCTCAGTCACACCTGCCTGTGGCGCGGTGGCTGGTTGTTGCATCCTAAATAATTCCTCTGTGATTTCTGCCATATTAAGTCACCCTATAACATTGTTGTAAATCAGGAAACCCGATCAATTCTAGCACGTGACTTGAGTTTGGAATAAAGCCAATTGGAGTGTCAACCGTAATTACTAGACCACTCACATCAGTCACTGTAATTTCACCAGCATTAAAGCTGTCATCAGAAAAATCCTCATTTCTAATGCGAACAACCGAACCAACAAAAGGCAAACCAGGATATGCACTTGCTAAAGTGAAAACTGTTTGCGATGCGCCAGAGGCGATTGGAAAAACATGGCCAACAAAAGCATGGCGATTTTTCCAGAACTCCAAAACCCTTGGGTCAATATCATCTGGATAATTTGGACACTGAATCACCCAGTCATTTGTCGGTGCTGTAGGTAGGGCAGGACTGACCAGCATTCCTTGTGGATCGTTGGTGTCGAAACCAGAAATCGTGGTGTCGTAAATTATTGACCAATCCTCATTTCGCACGATCACGTCCTGCCCGATATAATTGTTCCATTTTAAAGATTCACGTTGCCAAGGTCTTGTGGAAAAAGTCTTTTTCATTATCAACTTAGTTGTTGTTGATCCATCGCCAATTCTGGTTGATGGTGAAATTGTTCCATAACGATCATTGTTTGAATAAACAGTGTTGACCAAATCCAATGTCACTGGTGAATCGCCGCCCTTGCTGTCAAAGGATCTGTTAATGCATTCCATCAGTCTGATTTCACCATTGCGAGTGCCAGTTTTAAAGTCTGTCAATTTAAGTGATGCGTAATCAACCGCTACAATGTCACCAATTTCAATCGTGTAACCAACACCAAAGTGGACTTTTATTCCGTTAATATATTCAGCACCCAATGCATAACGATTCAACAACCTGTTTGATGATTGCCGTGATTCAGTGGCACCACTTAAATCACTGCGAACACCCTTGGCATTGATCGTGATATTTTTTTCCTGCTTTGTGATTCTAGCTTTTGACTTTGGACTGTCATAAGGAACACGCTTTTTGAAATCATCTTTGATGATGTCATAATCATAATTATATCGAATTGTGTTGGCGAAATTCTGCACACCAGACCTAGTGACTTTTAATTGGTTTGCATTCAAAACATTTGATGCATCAATCAGTTGAACTTTTTCCCTTGCCACTGGCCCCACATGATAGGCCACAGAACTGCGCGCCTTGCGAGGGACGCTGAAACATGCATTTGGCAAATACAGCTGGGTTTCAATGAAATCCTTGCCATCGTTTTCCTCTGAAATTGGCAGTTCCCTTTCAAGGCCTGACAAATAAGTGTCACGAATATAAAGGTGTTGCTTAACATCCACCTCGGCTGGCAACATCGACATTCCGACTGGCAGGGTGTTAAACTGTGATTTAAACGCTGCCACCGCACTGGTGAAATTTTCATCAATGAATGGCGTTGATAATATCATGTAAGAACCATCATTGACCAAACCAATTTCATTCACGATTGCATCAACAACATTGTTTGATGGATTGGTTGCGCCAGTTATTGTGACCAAATCACCAACTGCAATTCCATAAACATTTTCAATGTCAATCTGGTCAAAAATAATTGCATCATCAATGCTTGAACCATCTGGCAATAATTTAAAAGACTTGATTGGAACATCCTCAGCGAAAAAATCGCCATGCCCACTGAGCATTAATTTGACGGCAATATCCAGTGGATTTCCAACAAGCTGATATACACTTTCAACATCTTGATTTGCATTATGCAAAGCTGGGATAGATCCCATTGCACCACGTGTGACACCAGTTAACTGATTCAAACCATAATCAATTCCAGTATAACCAAGAATTTCATCATCAATTCTGACAAATGTTTCTAGCGCATCAGCTGGTTCAACAAACATCGAAGCGTCATCTAATTGAATTATGGATGATGATCCGAGTGTGATCGGCGCTTGTGTGAATTGCACTGCATCGCCATCACCTGTGATTTTAACATTCACCAACTGATTTGACAGAGGCGAATTTTCAATTGCTTTTCTAATATCTTTTGCAACGGAAACACCAGAGTCAATTGCCACTGAGATATTTGTTCCAACCACGCTAACAAACTCTGAACCAGCTGTTCCTGTGTCTGTGTAAGCCACAGTGACAGTGTTAGTGACATCATCACGGTTTTCATAAAATAAATCTTGGATGGTTGCCGAACGATAATCCACAGCGGTTTCCAGATTGGCTGTGATCTTTGGAAATAATGGAATGGATTTTTTTCCCTCAGCACTTGATAAAATAAAATTAATATATCCAGGACCGCACTCGTATTGCTGAACCACTCCCCTGAAAACAATTACATAATCCTCTGGAAATGCGCCTTTACTTGGACCAATATAAATTTCAGCATCAGTTAAAAGAACCTCTTCAAGTTCAAAACCAGGTGAAACCAGTCTTGAAATTTCCTCATTTGCATCCTGCAAAGATACGACCATTTGTGTAACCGTTGACCCCTGCGCGCGTGAGGGATCAAGCTTTTGAGTTAGTTTTGATGATGTTCCTGTGTTAAATTGGATATATCCAGAGCTGTCTTGAATAGCACGAACACCGCCAATGACCCAATCATCACCAATGTAAAGATCGGGATCACCTATGCGAATGTATTCTGAAATTTCAGCCGCGCCAAAAAGCTTATTATATTTTTTTAATTTGAAAACGAGGTTTGGATTAACCTCAATTTGATTGGCCAGCTGAACTGCATTTTCAGTTGTTGTTAAGGCCACCAATCACCTCTTAATAAATAATGAATCCAAATATCTTAATGCTTGATCTGTTTCCTGCGTGTCTTTTGAACATTGTGATTTGTACCAATCGCGAACTTTTTCATAATCAGTCGGACTGAAACAAACATATTTTGCAGAATCAACAAAAGAAATTTCCTTGTCATGACTTGTTTTTATGTTAGTGCAAAGTTTTGATGAATGCGCCGCCATGAACGCAAGGTTTTCCATGCGCTTTTCGGGGTCATCTGTTCCTGCTTTATATTGCGCAATGAATCCATCATAAGGTTCTGCCAACCAGTCTGTGCATAAATATGCATCGGGCTTATTGCATTGAGTGAACCCCAAACAGAAAAAACTAAGGATTGCCAGCCAAATTATGGGTCGCATTTTTTTGATCCTCTTTGGTTTTAGCGCGTTCAAGTTCTGAAATTGCATCATCGTGTTTTGCTTCTTTTGCTTTTTCTACAGCCTGGGCAATCCCTTTATAGATTGCCCACAGCTGTGGCAAAAGTCTTAAAAATTGAATGACCTCTGCAAATGTCATGTTAACCTTTTAGTTTTTCAACAAGTGCTGGAATTTCAGCCGCAAGTGCGCCAAGTAATTCAGCGCCATCTTGAATGTCCAGTTCTTTCATTTCAACTGGAATCAAGTTTGCCTTGTCAACTGCCTCAGCCAGCATTGATTTTAGTGGTTCAGTTTGTAATGCATTTGCAATTGCAACCGCATCAGCTAACTGCGCACCGTCTTTGAATTGCTTTATAAGCATTGGTCCGATGTGGGCCGCTGCAATTAAAGCCTCTTTTGTTTCTTTAACGCCATGTTGTCCTGCCATAAATTCACCTTTTCCTTTCGATGTTTTTCAATCGTTCATCAATCCTGCCAAGAGTGTCAACCAGCTTTTCCTGATTGGACTCGTATTTGTCTTTCATTTTTTCAAGTCTAGCCTCATGCGATGACAAATCAGAATCATGACGCTGAACTCGATATTCTAGGGTGGCAGACCATGCGCCAAAAACAAAAGCACCACTCAACAAAATCAACATTAGGTTTCCAACTGTTTCAGCTTTGGTCAGCCACTGTTTCATTGTTTTATTCCCAGAATTTTAAAGTCTTGCAAACAAAAGTATCATCGCCACCCTCTACTGGCTGGCATTGTTTGACGATTTTCATCGTTGAACATCCCACGATCAAAAGTGTTGTCATTAACAAAATCCATTTCATAAAAACCCCCTTATTTTTTTCCCATGCAAAGTAAATCAACATAAACATTATCACCAGTCATTGAACCAAGTACATCAGATGCATATGTTGCAGTCACAGCCACCACAGATGTGCTTGTTGCCTCAGCTGAACACGTTCGGTTAGCTGGTGCCCTAGCCCAGCATTGACAAACAGGTGCAGATGAAAAAATTCCTGAATTTATATTAACAACATAGTTTCCAGCCGATGATCTAGTGACGCTAGAAACCCAGTCACCAGTTTCGCGATAAGTTGAACAAGGGCTTGATGTGCATGTTGTTGTTTCTGTTCCTTGCGCAAATCTTACACGTTCAATGCGTTCTGAATCTATTGAATTGCTTGTCACAGATCCAACCAGCAAAGGAACATTTATTTTTTTGTCTAAAGGTTCAATGATAAGTTCAGGAAATCCATCATTATTTAAAGCAAAACAGTTTCCTGTTCCAAACTGTCTGCGCGCCTGAACCTTAAATTCCCTTGTGCCCTGACTGGCATATGTAAACACGCCAGAAAAGCCAGACGAAAAATCCTCGCCACGATTTGTTCCTGATGCAAAAAGTTGTGAAATTGTTTGAAGTACAGAACTTGTGTTGGTTCCATCTGAAATTAAAAACTCACAATTGGTTCTGTTATTGTCAACCGAACTGTCAGAACCATATGTTCCTGTCACTGACACTTTATAGGTGCCAGCATCAAGAGGGCATTTCACAGCAAAATCATTTGACGTTGTTGGTGCCTGCGCACAACCTTTAAATGTCATTGTTCCATAAGATGTATCATTGAATGTTGCAAATGTTCCTGAATTTTGAATTACAGCGGCTGAACCAAATTTGACATATCCCCAATTGGCAGACTCATTCTTTGTGATATATTGTTCAGCGGTTAAACCATTAACTTTGACTTTTGCATTGATCCAAATCAACTGAGTGTTTACAGCAAATGCATTTCCATTTTGATGTGTTTGTCCAGAAATAGCAGGGGTGTAATCATTAAAAGCGAAATAAACAATATTTGATGAATCAGCAATTAATAAATGACCCTTTTTTGCTGTAGTAGCTGAACCACTATTAGTTTCAAACCTGCCAATAGATTGATCCTGACCTCCACCTATTGCAACATTTGCAGTCCAGTTGTTCGGCAATGTTATTGAGGCCGCCGTTGCGGTTGGCGATCCAGAATTAAAAGCACCTTGAATTTCTATTGAATCACCAACCCTGCGCCATCTTAAATAAGAACTTGAAACTGTTCCAAAACCTGTAAATGTTGGCGTGTAATCAGCCCAATTTGTATTGACGTTTGCATATCCTAAATTTGTGACAATTCCTGCATATACATCAACCACATTGATCGCAGCTGCACTGGCTGATGTCGATTCAATCACAACCTCTTTTGCATCTGAATACAAACCACAAGGGAAATTGATTGATGCAATTTGTGGATTGGATGCATTTGATAATTGCAAATCAGTTGTTACCTTGTTTCCACCTACATTCACATAAGCCTTATAAAGACTTGCATCACCTTTATAAGTAAATTTTGCCTCACAATTTCCACCATCTAGTTTTCTGTCGAAAGTTAATGTCTGCCATTTATGTGTTAGACCAGAACTAGCGTCATCAATTGCGCAATCAGCTTTTCCTGATAATACAGGTGGCGATGTGTTTTGTGATGTTGTTCCTGTTCCTGTAATATACGCAGGATTACTAATGCACGATTTGTTGCGCACATAGTTTGTTGGCATTTCAGTGTTGACGCCATATTTTCCCTCAATGTTATTAACCTGACCAAAAGCAGTCAGCGAAAATAATAAAATTAAGGTATTGGTGATGCTAACCACAAAAGTGCTGGCTTTTTCCATGTGAATCTCATTCCTTTATAGTTCGTTAAATCATATTGTTCAAAATTTCCAACTGCGCCATAATTGTTATCAGACCAAGTGATGTAAGGCCAATCAGAATCTGACTCGCCATAAACCTCGATGACAGTTCCATCATCCCAAATGTCAGTTGTTCCAAAAGGTGTAAGACTAATATCAACACCATCTGGACCATCAGCTGTTACATAAACAATTTGGTGTGGCGCATCTGTCACTGTGATTTCATCACCACTTGAAATGATTTGTCCATATGTCACCAGAGGTGCTGCCCCTGCGCCAGAACCAGAACCGCCAACAACGCGCCACCTGCTAGAATTTGAATCATATGCCAGCCACAACGATGCATTAACAGTCAATGTTAAGTCAGCCTCAGTGCCTGTGAGTATTTCATCAGCCGCTGTGTTTGAATTTTTCACCACAATATCAACACCAGTGCCATTGATTAAAACAAAAAACTGACTGGCGTTTGGCGATGAGAATTTTTTAATTGATACAAGCGTGTTGTTAGTAACTTTTAAAATCATTTTTGATGGCGTTACAATGGATGCATCAGCGCCTGTGGCAGCTGCATTGACTGCAAAATCACCACGAAATAAATTTTGATTCACAATGCCATCGACGAATGTTTTCAAACCACCAAAAGATTGTGCAACCGTTGAAACCTTACCAGCAATCGTTGCTGTGGCATCTTTAATATCAGCTGTGAAATCCAAAGATCCACCAAGATGTGGCAACGATGGAATGGTTGGCAGCTGCGCAAGAGTGAAAACTTTTAAATAATAAATTTTGATGTCTGTGCTAGATAGGGTGGCAGCTGTTTCACTGCCACCCTCATTGGTATAAAAAGCCAGAGTCCACGTCCCTGCGGAATAGGTGATTCGTCCGTAAATCCTCTGGCCTTGGCTGTCCTCAAGATTTGTCAGAGTGGACGCATCAAAAATGTCCACAGTATTATCTGGCGCTGATGTAATAACACCAGCCGATGCACTCGAACCGCCAGATGATTCACCTGTGAAATAACTGGACACATCCATTGATGATCCACTTGCACCTGTGATTGATTTGGCCTGAAATTCTGCGCGGTATTGATTAATGTTTAGGATGTCTGTGACAGAAATCTTTGCACCATCACCATCCACACCTGTGTGCGCATGTCCACCGTTTCCAGTTGTGTCACGAAACTTTAGAACTAAGGCCTCTATTTTGGCCACAATCGTCGATGATGACAAGCCAACCACAGCGCTGACCCACGTGATTACATCATCATATGCGCCATTTGCAGCGGCCCCAATGCTAGAAAATAATTGATTGATGTTTCTTTGTAGGTTGTAAATATAAGCGCCAGAAACTAGCGGCGCGTTATGCAAAAGGTCTAGTGTTGAAATCGTATCTGATGGCGAATTTCTGGAAATAAATCCACCGTTAAAAGTTGTTTCGTTTGCTAAATTTCCATCGCTAACGCCATTGCCTGCCATCTTAAACAACCTTTCTAAATGTCATGTCACCAGTCTGATACACGTCCGGCGTTCCCATGTTTTCAAGTTCATAACCAACACCATTTGAATTTGACCTGTTTGAATCAAGCAACATTTTATAAAAAATTGATGGTGTCGCATAATCAGGCATGAACTCAACTTTTGCCTTTGTGATTAAATAATCCATGAAAAAGATCGCATCTGCCAAACCATTTGCATTTTCATAAAACGGTTCTAATTTCAAACCAAGTTTGTCAGTGATTACAACAATGTTGCATTTCATTCTTTGACCATCGCCAAAAGAAATGACCTGCACTTTTCCAGTGGCTGAAATGTTAACCGCTGCCTGTTCTTTTAATTTCATGTGTTCAGGTGATGTGTAATTTTTTAATAAATATTGAGGTCTGTAAACATAACCAGAACGGTTATCACCAACAACGCTGGTTCCTGTCTTATCCACAGCATTGAAACCAGCCAGTGAAAAAACACCAGAACCGATTGTGGTTCCTGTTCCTGCCAACACAGTGAATGAACCAGTCGCATTTATAGTGATGATTCCTGTCGTTCGATTCACTGTCACTGTATAAGTTAGCAACCCAAATGTGTTTAGCATTCTTTGAATTTCAGCTGCGAACTCAGTCAACGAATAAGATCCAACCCTAAGTTCGCCCTTGATTTCAGGACCAGCACCCTCTTTGAACGGAAAAGATTTGTTTGCCAAAGTTACGGTGTGGCCAAAATAAAATGATGACAGCGTGGTTAATGTACTCAAGCCGGACCACCAATCGTCGCACCAGATCGGCTGGCCTCGCGAATGGCCTCCCAAATATCAACAGCCTGTTCACGTGTAACAGCGCCAATTCCAGTGAAATAAAAGTTTTGAACAACTTGTTGTTTTGGTTCGTCTCGCTGTTCTTGCAAGAATTTAGTCAGATCCTGATTTGTTTCTGATGGAACAACACGTTCACCTGGTGCCAACACAGCTGGGAAATTATCTTGTGAACCAATTCCAGGAACTGAATCAATTCCCTTAGCAAGTCCAACACCAGAAATTTTTGCGATATTTGCAAAAGCCTGAACACCAATCCCAGCCGCCGCCGCGATATTGGCAGGATAGGGAACATTGGCCAAAGCGTTTTGAATCGCAACATATGCATTCATTGTTGCATTTGCTATGGCAGCGGCCTTGCCAATGCTTGCAAGTTCTTTGTTTGATGATGATGACAACGCTGAAAGGCCATCAAAAAATTGTCCATAACCTTGCATTTTAAGTTTGTGAATTTCATTTTCCCGCTTGATGTCCTCTTGTGCGCGTTTATTTTCCAGAACTGCACGTTGCTGGTTATACATTTCCTGTGTTACTAATTTATTTTGTAAATTCTGCGCCAGTAAAGCGTCCTCAGCTGCACGATTGTCAGCAATCAATTTTGCCTCAGCGTCCAACTGGTCTTGTTTTGAAATTAATTCGGCCTCATTCTGAGTTTTCAACATTTCTATTTTCATGTTGTTTGCGCTGTTCATTGCAGCGGCCTCATCCAATAAGCCTTTTGCAAATGCGTCCTGCGCGTCTTGTTGTGCCTGTCTTAAATCATAAAATTTAGTTTTTAAATTATCGACCTCTTGCGCCTGATTTTTAATTGCAGGTGTTGACTCTGTGAATGCTGTCAATTGCTTATTTCCTGCCACTTCTGCAAATGTTGCAATGGTGTTAAGTTTGTCAGATACAGCATCAAATGCAGATCCTGTTTTTCCTGTCAAATTATCTGCTAGGTCATTAACAACATCGCCAGTTTCTTTGAATGCATTCTTTGCACCTGAAAAATCAAGTTGTGCAAGTGAAACAATTGCCTGTCCAACATCCACCAAACCCTGTACCAAAAGACGTGTGCTGTTCACCAAGAATGCAATCGTGTTGTAAACGACCTTTAAAACATCAGTCAGAATTTCAAGACCTTTTATTGTGTAAACAATTGCAGCTGTCAGAACCTCTGAAAATGTTGTTGCGTTTTTATTAACCCAACCCTCTAGTGCCTGAAATATTTTGGCCACCTCAGCAATAACTGTTTTTAAAGCCTCATTGTTTGTGATGACTTTTCCAAGAACCTCTATGGCATTTCCAAATGAATTTTTCATGGCAGTAATTCCACCAGAAAAAGTTTGAAGTTGTGCAGCGGCTGAACCATTTAATCCACCAAGTGCTTTCATAACATTGGCGAAATTTTCAGTTTCATTGCGGCCCTTTTGGACTTCGATTCCCATTTTTTGGAATGCCGCTGTGTTGCCCTCAATACCTTTGGCAACCATTCGTGTTGCAGTTTCTAGATCAACATTCATGGCAGCACTTAAATCAAGCGCACCTTTTTGTGCCTTTTTTAATCCCTCAGAATCTAATTTTGTAATTGATGACAGCAAAGCAAGATTTTTAAGAACCAGATCATCTGCAATTCCAGTTGTGTTTTCCATTTCACCAGCAAAGTTTTTTAAATCATTTGCGGCGGTGGCTGAATAATTTCCTGACAATGCAAGTGATGTTGAAAGACTTTTTAGTGCATTTTCCTCTTTATTTGCAGAATCAATTCCATCCTCAATGGCTGTTACCATCGCACCAAATCCATCCTTGACCATGCCAAGTGCGCCAAGAACAACTTGTGATCCCAAGAATCCAGTCATGGTTGCAAATGCAGTTTGGAAAAAATTAGTTTTCTTTGATGATTGCTCTGCGAAATTAGAAATCGCATCTTGCATTTTCTTTGTTGAGTCCTCAGTCACTTTTGTGGCAGTCGCTAACTGCGCGCGCAGCTGTGATGTTTCAGCTGTTAGTGTGACAACAATTTCCTCAAGATTTGCCATCCTTTGGCCCCTTAAAACGCTGTTTGTATTTAGCTATTAAGTCCTCAGAATCTTTCCGAGACATCTTGTGTGACTTGCCAGTTATATCATCATATAATGGCCGCCATTCAGCAAATGTTAATTTCCAGAATTTTTCTGGTGTAATAAACATATGCTTGTTTGAAATCACCATCATGTCATAATATGGCAACGGTTTTGATTTATATAGTTCTAGTCTTTCAACTAGCTTTTTTTTTCAGCATCAGCTAGGTTTTTGTCAACCTCTGCATCTGTATCTTTTTTATTGGTGTGTCCTGCAATACAACTTGAAACGAATTTCATCACATCGGCTGTGATCGCAATTCCAGTTGTGTTCTGAACCATGACATTTATTTCCTCAAGGTTAAATCGACGTTTTCCAAGATGGTCACGTTCTGCCTGAAAATAATAAATGGCCTGAACTAAAGTTGTGAGTGGGATAACTTTTCCTTTCATCATTCTTATACTGAGTTCATCAAGCGTGATGACATTGCCCTCGAATGAGGAAAGGTTTTCAAAATCTGGGCGCAGTAGAATTTCCACCTCGCCCAGCTTAATTATTGATTCGTTTTTATATTTGTTCATTCACCTTAAGGTGCTTGGAAAATTGTCACAGGTCCAGAACTATCTGCACTGATGGAATATTCACCCTCTGCATCATAGTCACCTGAAATTTCCAAAGACGAAACCTTAAAGCAAGACTCAATTAGTTCATCGTTTTTTGTATCTTGCAACATGAAACAAATCAAAGCGTTGTTTAGAAACGCAGTTCTAACAAGTCTGAAATGCTCCTCTGATGTGTAAACACCAGAAGCACTAAGTGCAACCGCGCGAACACCAGAACCATCAAGCATTGTTTTCCATTCGCCTGATTCTTGGTTCGTGATGTCGATTGCCTCTGAACTCATTGAAAGTGATTTGGATCTCAAACCACCAACAAGAACATAAGCATCAACGATCAAACCAGCCTCTGTGTCATCCATTGTTATTGCAGCACCACCAGGTGTTGCAGAAACTTGAAATGTTGTTCCAGCTGCAACCACAAAATAAAAATCATCTGCATTGATGACAGTGTTTGCACCAACTGAACGAAACTTTACAATGTCACCAACAACAAGGCCATGGCCAACTGATGTGATATTTTCATCAGCGTTCGTTGTGGAAACGGTTAATTGTTTGCAAGTTCTTAAAAGTAAATCCTTGCCACCTAATTCTTTTTGAACTGTGTTACATGCTGCCATTCTAAGCCTCTCCTATTAAAAGGTTAAATTTTTGAACTCCATGGATTGTGATGTTGTCATCCTCAATTAAAATATTTGCAGGACCACGCCTTAATGAAACGACATTCCAACCCTCAATACAAGGGTCCTGTTTATGGATTAATTGGTCAATACGATTTTGAATTTCTTGGACCTTTTTTCGACCTGCATTGGCCTCGCGATACCATGAATTGATCGTGATGGTGGTGCTTAAGCCCTCCCAAGTATGATTGCCACGATCATCAATAATGATGTCACCAATGGTTATAAATGGAAAAGGTAACTCATCAGGCACCCTGTCAAAGACCTTGTTGGACCCCAATAAAGTTGTCAAAGTGGCATCACCATTAAGCGTTGTGAATAAAACCTTTTGAATTTCCTGTGGTGCCCACGTCATAGTTTCACCAGATCCTTGATTGACTCGTTTACTTGTTCAGCGAAAATGTCAGCAACCTCTTTTGAGGTTTGGTCAACGGCCTCACTAAGCCATGGACGCGGTGCCATCGTGCTGGTTCCAAACTCCAAATAAGCTGCATATTTTAGATTTGAACCAACCCTGCCAACCAATCCCTTTTTTTGAAAGTCCAGTTTGATCGACTGAACCAATCGACCAGTGTCAGAATTTGGTGGATCACCAGGCTTTGAAACATTCACAACACGCTTTGGATTGTATCTAATGGCAGTTGTTCCATCACCCACGGCCTGAATTGATTTGACTGCATATTCATGCAATAACAATGTGGATAATTGAACAGCCTTGACCTGTCCTTTTAGGATCTCAGCCTGTGCGCCGTCTAGTTGTTTTTGAAGTCTTTTGACCCCCTTTACAACACCACTAATCATGACCCCACCTTGTCAGTGCATTTTAATTTCATAAAAAACTTTTTGTTATTTTCAAAGCGATCCACTGATTTGATTTGTAATATCCTGCCCTTGAATTGGATTCGCATTTTTTCGTTTAATGTTGGCAGGTCACGAATGATAATTTCATCAGTCGTGCGCGCCTCAAGACGTTCTGCAAAACGATATTCATCACCACTTTTTGGCACTACTGATGCCCACACAGTGGCATGTGTGGCCCACGTTCTGTCCTGCCCACCCTGACCATCTGAAATTTCAGTGACTGATTCAATGACAATTCGATGTCTTAAATCACCCACACCAGATGCTTTAAAAGATCGGTCTTTAATTGCCACGCGACACCTTAATTCTGCGATATGGATCAAGTAACATTTTGCAATTTGTTGACAAAAATTCTCCCTTAATATCGCCACGGTTTTCATAAAGATTGGCCACAGCCATTTTTAATCCAAGAATAATATCATCAGGAACACTTGAACCGCTGGCACCATAACCAACACGAATCACAAACTCGATTGCATTCATTGAACGCAAATAAGTTGTTGGCCACACTCCCGAACGTGTGAGTGAAATCCTGCCATAAGGTCCTTTAGTATCGACCACATAATTGTTTAGATCCTCAACAATTGCTGTGTTTTCATTGTCATAAGTTTTAAAAGATTGAACTGATTGCATTGGACCAATAGGAAATTCGATTGATCTTTTTTGTGGATAGACCGCATTGATTGCGACCTCACGAACACCATCCCACCAATCATCCTTAATAGCTGCGATTGGCCATGTGTCGAATGTGACCATCCAATCTTGTGTGATTAATTTTCGATCAAGATAATTTTCAACCAATCGAGTGGCAGCTTTAATCATCGTGCCAATTAAAGTGTCATCGGCGGTTTCGTCCACCCTTAGAAATTCTTTTGCCTCGGCCACGGTTATTGGATCGGCGGCTGGTGCTGTCACTAATGACACGTTCATGTTGTTCATTTTTCACCTCAATGGCGCAATTATTTTCAAGGAAAACATCAGCATCCTTTGCGCTTAATTTATAGTATTGACCAGCCCACAACATTTGCGCAAGTCCATCAATTTCACAAAACTGATGCGTGGTCATGAAAATCTCTTTAGTCATAAAAAGAAAAGGCTGGCGCTATTAACACCAGCCCTCAGCCTCATGTTTCAATTAAACTAAGCCGCTGGTTTTGTTTCAACATAACCTTGCAAGCTTTGAACCGCCATCAAGCATGAAACAGTTCCTGTTACATCAAGAACCAATCGGATGTATCGCTTAATTCCACGATATTCGATATGGTATACTTGATCGTCATCAGTTCCTGCATCAAGGATTTTTTGAACTGCGCCAGACTCTGGTGAATATAATTCACTAGCATCTGCATCAGCCCAGGTTGAATCGTCATCGCTAGTTTGAACTTTCAAAGCAATTTTGTTTGAACCGTCAAACGCGAATGTTCCAACTTGAACCAAAAAACCATTTGCTTGTGCAACGGCGGCCTCAAATGAACTTGTGTTTGTGTCAGCTGAAATGGCTTGTGGCTTTAAAAGCTGTGCCATTTTCACTACATCACTAAAATTTCTTACCATAAAAACCTCACTGTAAATTGTTAATAAATATAATCGTCGCGAATTATCACTGGCCTCACATCGGCAAGGCCAGCAACGCAAATTTTAATACTAAGCAGAAACCACTTGAAGCTTGATCGCCTCGAAATTTTTCACGCCACCACCAACACGCTTTGAAGTGTTAAACTTCACGTGTGGATGTGCTGTGAAAATATCGCGAACGATTCTGATTCCGATGCGGTCAACAATTTGATAACCCTGTCTGAAATCGCCATAAGCGACTGCCAAACCAGATGCACCAACTGCCTGCATGTCATCAGCCCACATGATTGGTTTTCCTAACAATAAGCTAGGCGCACCCTGTGAAAGACCTGGTTGCCAAATGTAACGGCCCTCAGAATCCTTAAGCTTACGAATTTCGGCCTCAGTCAAACGCTTCATTAGGAACATTGCATTTGCTTGATAAGACGCTTTTAAAGACGCTTGTAAATCAATCAAACCATCACCAGTTAACAATGTAGCATGACCAGATTTCACTTGTTGAATTTGGTTGAAACCTGTTCCATTTGCATATGACAAGATTCCTTTTGGTTTTCCTGCGCCATCACCAGCAACAAATGCTGTGGCCTCTTTACGACCAAACTTTTCTGCCACTTTTCCTGACAACCATGATTCAAGGTTGAACATCGCATCATCAAGAAGTGTTTGAGTCACTTTTGGTTTTGCAGACATTTCATGAACTGGAATTTCGATCATCTTTAATTGTGGTGTGTTGGTCTCGTTGCGAGTGCCTTGTTCAGAAACCCACTCAGCATCAGCCTCATCAAGATCCTCAAGAAACTTTAATGAACCACTAGATATAGTAGTAACACTTGAAATCGCGCGCATTGGCGAACTTTCATATTCCTTTTTGATGATCTCAGCTGACATTTCTGGCGTAACTAAAAAACCACCGTTGGCATCAGAATCAACCGACATTGCCTTGGCTTGTAAATACTTTTTTTCAGCCTGTTTGATTTCCTGTTCGTTTACATTTCCACGCAAGAAACCAAGCAATTTGCCTTTATATTCAGCGGTTGCCTCATCAGTTTTTTCACTCTTTTCGCCACCACCATGTGAACCACGTGCAATTGCAGTTTCAAGGGCTTTGATTTCAGCCTGTAGTTTTGTGATTTCGTTGTTTGCCTTGTCAGTTCTGTCCTTAATTTCTTGTGAAATTGTGCCAGTGTTTTTAAGGGCTTTTAACTCTGATTCATTTGCGTTTTTAAAAGCGTCAAATGCACGACCCATTTCGTCGATTTTCTGTGTTAGTTGTTCTAAAGACATATAAAATCCTCTCGTTGTTGTTACTAAGTTGTTTTCATTTTTGAGATCAGCGAGTCAATTGATTGAATTAAATTCGGATCAACTTTCAACTCTGGCGGCGGCTGGTTGCCCAGTGCCTTGACAAGATCATCTTGTGAAACGCCTTGTTGTGTTAATTGTTCAATAAAAAATTTAGCTTTGTCAACACCCACTAGACCTTTTGCATTTGTAATCATGGCCTCTGGGTTCATTGGAAAAGTGACCATCGAATATTCAAACAGCTTTAATTCCTTAAGTCTGCGAATGTTCGGGTCCTTGCGATCTGGTTCCCACTTGATTGTTTGATAACCAATTGAAAGACCAAACGGAATGCCAAGATCCATTGCTTGTTTCGCGAGTGAGTATTGTTCGCGACCATCTTGAACATCAAGATTTAATTTGCCCTCAACATGCAGGCCATATTCATCCTCTTGTGCGCGCATGTTAAAACCAATTAATTTTCGCGGATCATGGTCTTTTAAAATTGGAACTCTGCCACCGTTTTCTTTTAATGACTTTTTGAATGCACCCTTGTCAACGACATCAAGGCCATAATCGACATTGCCAAACGTGGACGCATATCCACGAATCACGCCCTTGTCATCAACCGCATCAACTTTGAACTCAAATGATTTGAATTGGACTTGTCTGCTCACAAAGATGTTTCCTTTCATCTTTAATTACGACATCCAGTCCCTTGCTAAATTCTATGGTCAAAACCTCATCACCGACAACAACTTTTGCGAAAAAGTCTTGATGTTTGCCTGTTTTTAAGGCCTGAACCTCAAAGTCAGTCAGTGTAAATTCCAGAACACCATTCTGTGCATCCACCACTGAAAAATCTTTTTTCCCCAGCATCCCACCATCATCACGCTGAAAATAAAGCGTGATTTGATTGGCCTTTAATAAATTTATTGGAATACCAAATTCATTCCTTAATCGAACTTTCATGAATCACATCCCCTGAAATTATATCTTTAACCTTGGCCCTTTTAATCACCTGGCCATCAATCATTTTTTCTGGCGGCATGGGCTTTGGTATTGAATCAAACCTTTCACTTGCCACCTCATACTTATCAATATCTTGCACGAAATATTGCACCACAACAAATGGAACATCAGGCATCTGGACTTCATTGTTCACATAAACACCAGAACCAACATCAATCAGTTTGGTTCGCACGTGTTGTTTTCCAAACGAATCTGTCACTGAGGCAACCACATCATGGCCAGCCTCTGCATCAACTAAGGTCAAAGTCAGGGGCAATTTCGCCCCGACAATTATCGCCGGATTTCCAGACATATTTTAAAATCTCCACATTCCAAAAGCATTTGCGGTGTCAAACATTTGTATTTTTTCATCATCACTTTTAAATTTGGCAATGCCCACGGCATTTCATTCAAGATGGCATCAACGACAAGTTCAACACAATTCAACTCATCATCATTTTCCTCATTGCAAAGCGCATCATATTTAGTGCCAAGTTTTGATTGCACATATTCCATGGCTTTTTCCCAGCCATAATCAGTCATGTTTTTTGGTTTCAATAAAATCACAGTGTCGCAGTTCAAAACTTTCCAGAATGGTGACACTATTGTGCCCTTTGAAATTGACTCGAAAATTCTTATTTTAGAACTGTCAAACTCCTCTTTGTCTACATTGATCCATGCGTGTGAAATAAATTTCCAGTTTCCAGTTACTAACCAATGCGCCAAAACAATCGGGTAAGATGTGAAATGCGTTTTTCGATAAGTAAGACCAACAAAATTATCACGCAAAAGAAATTCACAAACACGTTCAATGTCCTTGTCAGTCAAATCATATTCACGGCCTGTTAAAAAATATTTTAATCCAGTCCAGTTAAGTCCTGACACAATTCGCAGCATGAAAAAATCATAAACTTTTTTAATCATGGCCACCCTAGAAATTTTTTAAGTTCTGCGACAATCCAATTGATTCTGTCTTGATTCATCCAGTGATAAGGCGCTGTCATTGGATCTGGTGCTGTATATTGTAATGCAATGCAGGCAACCTCAAGGTCACCAGACACAACAAGGTTCATCAAATCAATTGTAAATGTAAGGCCACCCAATTGCGGTGGAAAATTAACCACCATTGCACGAATCTTTTGCTGAACATGAAAGGCCTGCAATAAATTAATGCCCTCGGCAATGTTCTTTTTCTTAAGTTTTTCAATCAATTCATCTGCATATTCTTTGCGCTTTTTCACAGTTATATCTAAATATTTCACTGTTCCAACAAGCTGTGACAAATAATGTGATTCAAGTTTTGGTTTGTTTTCCTCTAAATATGCATCAAGTTCTGACTGGGTGTAAACTGTCCAACCATCGGCCTCATATGTTGCGCGATCATTGTCATGAATTTCAACACGCTTCCATGGCCAATATGATGGCACATTTTGCGTGTTGTTTGGATTCAATGCTTGAGTCTTAATTGCAATCAACATTATTCGTAAACCACCGTCAAATCAGTTGTTGTGTTTGTTACAATCGTCAACCCAGTAGAAAAAACAGCATCATAATCCATGCATCCAGGCACAGATCCATTTGGTGGCGCAATAATAGAAATGATTGGTGCTGCGTTTGTCGTGTTGTCATAAACTGTGATGGATGTTCCATTAACCAGAGTGCCAATGCAAAGTCTTTTCAAAACCCCTGCGCCAGATTTCACGGTTGTTGTTGTTGCTGTTACAATACGATTGTATGAACCTTTGTTTTGCACGTACCATGGTGTTGTGTTCGGTGTATTTCCAGGTTGAACAGTCCAAGTTCCTGTTTGGCTGGCGGCTGTTAATAAACTATTCGCATTCAATTGATACACCTGCATAACGCTAGGTCCTGCGCTTGCAACAATACTTACAACCGCTGTTCCACTTGTTGCGGTCGTTCTAATTGCACGAACTTGTGTGCTGTTACCAACTGGACACATCACTTGTGTGTTTCCACTTGTCGATGTGACATTTGTCCCTGTTCCTGAATGTGGAAAACAAACAATTGAATACCAATTTGTTCCATCCTTGGTTCCTTGAAAAGAAACAACACCAACCCATGTGCCAGTTATCTGAACACCCCATGTTGATGTTCCGTTTGAACTTAATGTGACAGCATCATTCAGCGCTGTAAGCGATGCAGAAATTGATGATTTATCTGCAAAGGTAGAAATTCCACTTGTTAATAAATTGTAAATATTTGTCAGAATGGTTTCCACACCATCCACAAATCCACTAATTGATGTCAGCAATGTTTCAATTCCATCAACATGGCCAATTATAGTTGTTTGATTTGCTGATGTTGCAGCGCCACTTGGTAACGCAGAGGACGAAACAACCACAGCACCAGTATTTACAGCAACAATTTTTCCATCAATAGATGACAACGATGCATTGGCAGTTGTTTGATTTGCAGCGGTTGCAGCACCAGATGGCAATGGCAACGATGCTGCGCTGATTGGCTGGGTCACACCAGATCCATCAACCAAAAGCCTTGTGGATGAAACCGTCAAATTTGCTGGAATTTTTGAATCAATGCTGTTCAAGCTTGCATTTGCTGTGGCTTGATTCGCACTTGTTGCGGCCCCAGTGGGCAGAGTGATTGTTCCTAGAATGTTGTTAACATCCCATGTGCCACTTTGTGCAACCGACAATGGGGATGTTAATTTTCCATCAATTGATAATAAATATCCGTTTGAAATATCTTGTTTCGCGGCGGTTGCGCCACCGCTAGGCAATGGAAGTGATGCATTAGGTGATAATGAAACAACTAATGCCTTGTCAGAAACCGTTGGTGATTCTGATGCACCCTTAACAGCCGCAGTGTTGTTGTTGCTATTATCAACAATTGAAACCTCATTGATATAAGCTGCAAAAGCTGTCGATGTGAAAAATAATAAACCAAATAAAATTCTAAAAAACATACCATGCCCCCGCTTTTGGAACTAATGTCACTGCATTAGTTGTTCTAAGTTGAATATCTAATTCGCTGTCGATAGTCTGCCCACCAACACCAATGATTGTCAAAACCCCAGCGCCTGCGTTCTTAACATGCACTGGTTTTAAATATGTTGTGGCATCAGGTAAGGTGAATTGAATCGCACTCGCTGAGTTAGCAATTGCATAATCCTCAACGGTTAAAACAGTGTTTGTTGTGTGGACAACTATATTATAAGTCAGAGGATTTGGCGTGTTTACATTTCCACCATATGTTTCACCATCACCAATATAAAGCAATTTTTGTTCAATGTCGTAAATTGCCTCAGAACGTCTTGGCACCATGGCAATTCGCTGTGCAGTTGTTCCCTCTAAAAATTGAAACCTTGTGACTGTATCAGCACTCATAATGGCAAACTCCCCATTCGTAAATTTCTATTGCTTGATTTGAGTGGCAAACTACCACAAACAATTTCATGCGTTTGACCCTCAACAAATGAATCAAGATTTCCACAATAATACCCTGTAAGTGGCTTGAAATTAATTTCCACATCGCCACCAAATTGAAAACCACCAGGTGGTCCCCATGATTTTCCAGGTTCACCCTTTTCGCCCTTTTCGCCTTTTTCACCCTGAAAACCGCGTGGACCACGTTCACCGCGATCACCCTTGTCACCTTTTTCGCCCTGAATCCCCTGTGGCCCCTCTGGTCCTTGTTCACCTTGTGGGCCAACACGTTCACGGTATTGCGCCAATGCCATTAGTAAATTTCCTTTTTCTTTTTCATTCTGGATCTATATGTCACACGAAAAAATCTAGCGTGTTTACTGACTGCCTTTTGTGCAAGATCCAATGAATGATGGTGTGATTTGTTAACAGTTCCATCATGCATTAATTCGATTAAACAATACATTATTCACCCACCTGTGTTTGCGAATAAGTTAAAACACAACGACAATTGCACACTTGATCTGCACCAGCTGATTCATCACCAGGGCCATCCATGTCTGCATCTGGCGGAACAACAAATTTTTCATCAAGGTCAACTTTCACACCATTCATGACCTCATGATTTGCACCCACACCAGGATTTGGACCATCACCATCACGAACCCTGTCATCCTGAATTGAAATCCATTCTTTTTTTAAGTTAGGAATCTGCAAAGATTTAACAGCTTCAAGTGATGCGTTTGTTGATGCCATCATGACCTCTGTTCGTGCGATTGTGCGCGCGCGGCCCTTGGTTAATGCGTCAAACTCCTCAAGCAATTCATCTGCCAAATCAGCATTAGGATTTCCATCAGCAATATGGCCCTCGACCAGTTTTTTAACGATCCTCTGGACCTGCTTTTTCGTCGTTCCCTCAATAGTTGTAATGGCACGACCTGTGCGCTTTTCGATGTACTCCTCAACATGCTTTTCAAACCTCAGATTTTTTTTGGTTTCTTTTAATTGAAAAACAAATTTTGCCTCATTAAAAATCATGTCACCAAACGAATCCATTGTGTAACCAATATGACGTTTCAGTGTTTTTTTAATGTCAGAAACATGGTCACCAATGGCTTTTGTCAATGCGAACTCAGCAACGCGAGGATCTGTCACACCACGAATTGAATTGGCCATTGCTTTTCCAAGTTCATCAAAATCTTTTTGCAAGTCTTTTTCAAATGGCGAAACTAATCGTTCGCGTTTCGCGTTCTGCGCTTTCCAACTTGATTTGCGTTCGTTTCTGTTAATTGGGTTGAATGCTTTGAATCTTTTTTCAGCTGTGTCCTCAGATGTCGTTTGATCTGACTCTGGTGTTTCCGTTGTGCCCGTTCCCTGGGGTCGTGTTTCATCCATGTCCTGTTCTTGATTCTGGTCTGTCGCATTGGGGTCCTCTGCATTTGGATCTGTTTCGTCCTCTGCGTTTGGATCAATTATCTGTGAACCGATCACAAACACATCCATTCCATCAACCTCATCGAAACCAGTCTGAACACGCTTTTCATTTTGTGTTAACCAGTTAGCATTTTGAACAGTGGAATAAACTTTTTCACGCTTTGGTGCTAACGCTTCGATGTCATCCTTGTCATATTCTAAACACAAAGAATCATCGCCAAAACTTGGAACTAGATCACGATTAAATTCATCCTTAAACTTATCCATGCAAGGCAAAATAGTTTCCTCATAAAAGGCCATGCGCGCTTCTGCATAGTTTTGATAAGTCTTTTGGCCAAGTCCTAACATTTCAGGTGGAACACCATAAACCATCGCAAGTTCTGTCGATGACATTTTTCTGCCCTCTAGAAACTCCATTTCACGTGGTGTTAATGACACTTGTTTCCATTCAAGTCCACCCTCTAAAATTAAAGGCCTGCCATTGTTCATCGCACCAACATAAGCCGCATCAAATTCTTTTTTCATTCGGTCATATTGTTCTTGTGTGAGTGCGCCGCCATTTCCATCAGTGACTTTCATTTGTAGAACACCAGATGGATTTGCTGAATTTTGTAACAGCGCCAAATTTAATTTGTTTGATTCATTGCTTTGATCGAGTGAAAGAATCGCGGCCTGCAAAGGACTTTGACCATACCAATCATTGTTTGGATTGAATGTCCTGATGTGAATAATATTTGATGTGAAATTAGTTTGTGACACTGGCCATTTGTACGATCTGCCACCATATGAAAACTCATAAAATAATGGATAACCTTTTGCGCCTGCTATAATTTTCATCATATCTGGACGCACTGGCCACAATTCCCGAACCTCTGAACCAACCATTGTTTTTTCTGTGTATGAATTTCCAGTCAATTGATAATATGCAACGCAGGCCTCGATGAATGATGCTTTTGCCTGCATTGGATTTGGCTTGTTAATAAGGTCCAAGAGTGGATGATCCTCAACCTCGACCTTTTGTTTGTTGCGGCCCTTTTTATAAAGACACCACTCGATTCCACCCGATGATTGTGCGATCAAAGAAATGCACTTGTAAACGATGGCATTTTTCTGATAACCCTCGACTGTATAACCACCAAAATTCGCAGGTGTTGCGACTGGTTGTCCTACTTTTTGGTAACTTGTAATCATTCTTGCTTGTGATTCTTTTTTAGATAAGGACGAAATAAATCTTTGCCAGATATTTGTCATAAGCTGCGAACCCTCGGCGGTTGAATTTTTTTGTTTGAAAAGTAATCAACCATCATCGAGGTTGTATCCACCTGGTCATCATGTTCACCAAGTGGGAACTTTTCATGCTCACTTATAAAATATTCAACCCAATTGGCACCTTGTGGCAAGTAACAATTGCCAGCCTCGACCGTTGGTGTCGCGGCTGATGCCCTAACCTCTTTTGACAACTTGGGTTCATAAGGAATCACAGGCAGTGTTGAATTTTGTTTTAAATATTGAATTAAAGCTGCGCCAGAGTTCTTTTTTTCCACAATGACAGCTGATGGATTATGTTTTGCGAATAATGAAAGTGCAGCTTGATATAATTGTGGGGATTCAACCTTTTCACGCCAAACGTCGAGGCAATACAAACCAGTTTCTGTTTTTAACCATGTGGCGCAAACTGAATAATCGTTTGAAATTCCAACCTCTTGCGCCGTATCCCACACTTGAATTTTGATGGCAGTTGAATCAATTGGTCGTTCCCGAAAATATTTCCACCATGATCTTTTGAATAGGCCACCATCAGCTGGCAATGGGTTTTGTTGAAACTGTCCTGCATATCCACGTGAACCAAGTTTTGCTTTTGATGTTTTGATTTGTTCTGGTCCAAATTGTTCTGGCCACAAAAGTTCACCAGATTTTGTTCGCCAATCAGACCAACCAATTGATGTGCTACATTTTCGCGCAGGATCGAACTCCGCTGGCAAACACAAATGTTCATAATCACCCTGTTTGATAATTATTCCGGCCAAATCTTTTTCGTGCAACCGCTGCATAACCACGACCCTGCGTGATGTTTTTGGATCGCTGTCACGTGTTGACATGGTTTTGTTCCACCAGAAATCAGCACGTTCGCGAAACACCTCTGATTCAGCTTGTAATGCGTTCAAAGGATCATCACACACAATGAAATCAGCGCGTTCACCTGTTCCTGTTCCACCCACTGATGTGGCCAGCATGAAACCCATTCTGTTATTTAAGAAACGTGTTTTTAAATTTTGGTCATCAGCCAGAAACCATTGGATGCGAAAAGCGCCACGATATTTTGTTGAATTTAAAATTAACCTGCGCTTAACAGAATCTCGCGTTGCAAGATCATCAGAATAAGATGCGAAAATCCATTTTGATTCTGGCCATTCAATCCAAACCCATGTTGGCCAAAAAACACAAATCACCAATGACTTTGCATGTCCTGGTGGAATATTAATCAATAAATTCCTGATGAATTTTTGTGATTCTTTGAATTTTGGATGACCAGGGCCAAATGTTACATGTTCAAGGTGCTGACAAATTGCCTCGATGTGTTTGCACTCTTTGAACTTGATCCCAGGTTCAACAACATCCCACATGAATTTGACATAATCATAAAGGTTTTTTCTAGCTTGTCGTGACTGGTATTCTGTCCTCGCTTTGGCCTCTAGAATCAATAGAGTTCGTAACGTCAATTGCCTGTCTTGCAAGGTAGATTTGTTGAATATGCTCACTCAATTCCTCATCGCTCATGTTGTCAAAATCGTTGATGCTTGTGATGTCTATCTTTTGCTTTACTGGGCCAGCCACACGATCAAGGATGATTTTAATTGCCTCAATGTCGCGCGTTCCTTGAGTGGCCTGTGCAATCAGCCTGATGGCCACAGCATCGCCCACAGTGAGGTCCTTGTCATATGCAGGATGATCTGGGTCGATCATTCCCATGACCACAGCGTGGGGCTTATACCAAAGCACCATCAGTCGATCCATCAAGTCTAATCTGTGCTGTTTTCTTGCCTCAATGTCTGCCTTGCCAAACTGTCGGTCCTGCGTCATGATTTATTAAAACTTATTTAATCGGGTTTTGTCTAGTCCTGTTCAGTGATGTGGAACGGTTGACCAATTGATTTGCCACTAATATCGTTTGCCAAAACAACTTGTCGAAAGGACATCTATGAAAACAATTATCGCATTACTTGGCCTGTGTATTACAGCCACCATTCTAATCTCTTGTGGCTCTAAAGAGGTCAAACCAACACCTGTGAACTGTTATGACCATCAGACCTTGGTTGATGGAAAATGTGTGGATAAGCCACAACCTACGCCGCCACCAGTGGTTTGCACTGACAAGCAAGAATTAAAAGATGGCGTTTGCGTTGATAAGCCAGCACCAGTTGACTTGAGTCATTGCGACAAAACTGGAAAACAATATTATTGTGGAAATCCTGTCTGGTATGGATTCCCAAAATGTGGTGAAAACGGTGCAGATGGTGACATTTATTTCAAGGACTACCAGTCACTTGTTGAAATGATGGCATCAAAAGATCGTGGCTTGTGTCTGACTTATTTAAAAGATGGCGTTGTGACACGTGTTCCAAGTCCTTATGTGGCACCTGGGCCTTGTGCCTCTTGTCTTGAAATAAACACAGCAAAATCATTTATGATGAGATCACAGCCAAAGATGGTTGAAATCTGCAAAGTGATTGATGGTCAAAAACATTGCACATTTAGTTTGAAATAAGCGCGGCGCAGACCGCTAAATCCAAAAAGATTCTGCACTAGGCCTGATGATTGTCGGGCCTTTTTATTTTGACGTTTCCATCGGGTCCGGCCAATTGATTTTCGTATGATACCATTCATCATAAGACTTTTTTGTTAAGCCTTTAGAATACAACTCATGCCAACGAAGTTCGGTTACTGTTTTTGGAATGAATGCCATTTATCCCTTCTCCTCTGCGCTCATGGCCTTGGTTTCTTCTAAGACCATAATTTTATCAGTGGTTTCTTCATAAATTTTAGTAGCTGTGTCTGTAAGCCATTTGTCCGATATTGTTTTTAAATCTAGACCTTTCTTTTTAATTCTTAAACGCAATGCTGATTTTAGAACCGCTATGGCTTGCTCTTTTGTTGCTTCTTTCATCCTTCCCAATCCTTTTCTGCTAAAACTTCATTTATCATCTGCTTAAATTTATCTTCAAGTTTGTCAGTTCTAACCATGTTCATAGTATCTCTAATACAAGTAAGGACATCCCTATATTCTTCCACCTTGGCAGATAGCTTGGTGTTTTCTATAATCAAGTCCGCGTATTTTGTTTCCATTTTTGGTGACCAAGCATTTTCTTGATCTTGTCTACATAATCGAGACGCCTCAAGTTCGGCTTATCGCTCATTTTCGATCCTTATATTTCCCACAGGCAAACCATCCAATGCGATGATCGGTGGCCTGTGAATGACTAACGCCTCTTAACTCGCACTTATAATATTTTCGACCAAAATTAAATTGCACCAAATGCGCACACGTCTTGCATCGCTTGTCTTTGTTCTGTCCAAACTTTTGTGCCATTGGATTCTTTGGCAGTTCAGCTGCCCACTTGTCTAGTTCTTTGAAGTGATCTGTCATTGTGTTAGTGTTCCACCATTTTGTTGTCTTTGCAGGTGTTCTGAAATTTGTTCAAAATCTTTTTTAGTAAATCCGATTTGATCGCCTGAAAATTTAAAATGGTCGTATTCAGGTGGGCATCCATGAGGTGCGCTTTTAAAACCTTTAATGATTCTACCATCATGCATTTTAACTTCATGCGGAATATTACAAACAACATCAATTCCACATTTATGGCATTTAGACATTATAAATCCCAATCCTGTTAAGCTTTTTTCTGAACCAGTGGCGCAATTTTTCCCACCATTTAATTGGTCGCAATTCAAATTCAGTTTGACTGATGACCTTTGAACAAACAAACGTCCCTGGGTTCTGACATTCCCTTAAAATGATAACATCCCCCTCGCGAACCCAAGGACAAGGCTGACTGTGGTTGATTACAACTTTTTCGACGGCCCTGAAATAACGATCAAGTAATTTCATGATTGGCGTTTGTCCTTAGTCATTTCATAACCAAATTTGGTTGCGTTTTGATGTTCCTGTTCGGTTCTTAAATATCTTGGCTTTTTGTTTTCATCAACCATTACAGTGGCAACGACACCAAGCGCCTCATCGAATGCAAGGCCGTCATCGTAAAGTTCGCCAATGGCAACAAACCAAGATCCACTTGGGTTTTTAATCAGTTCGATTTTCATATTGGTTCACCTATGACATGGTTTTCAATCATAGAACAAAGCGAGTCAAATAAAAATGTTTGCAGCGGCCTAGTGCAATCGCCATATCCAGTTTTTAAATGTATAAACTCCTCAATTATAGTTGAGGTTAAATATTTTGTTCCTAAATGAAAACAGTGCTTTGAAAGAACAATGCAATTCGCATTTGGATCTGCCAAACCATGAGTCACCTCACCTAATGATTTAACAACCATAATCTGATATTCTTTTATTTCTGGCCAAACTTTTGAGGCAACATCAATCGCACGTTTTAATTGTAACTCTTCAACTTTTGTCATTTCATCTTGTTCATAATATTTTGAAGCATTCTTTTTCATCCTTTTCATATGAATCTCACGGGCGCTGCGGTTAAGTCTGTCAGAGTTTTTCTTATAAAGCGACTCCAAAACCTCATAAAATTCTGGCGTTCCGTGTTCATAATAAGCAAGAGAGCTAAAGTTTAATTCACTTTCAAAAGAATCACCTGGTGCTGTTAAGATCATTTTAATTAAATGTTTATCAGACATCTGTGAAACAGCGCCAGCCAATTTAAGCAAAATCAAATGCTGATTCATGACTGTTCTATCCTCAGTCAATGCTAATTCATCTATGTAATTGTAAGTCATCATCGCTGGTTTTTCATAGTCCATCACGCGAACATTTTTATAAAAAAGGCTTTTAGATGGAATGTTATAAATTGCAGCTGATGAAATAGAAGTTGTTTCACACAGATAATTTGAATCAGCAGACAACATGATTTTATTTTTAGATTTGTAAAGTTCTGAAAATTCATCGCCACCGACTACAACAAATGTCTTTTGGTCACTGCCATCAAAACCATTTTTGGCCATATAAACATGGCCACCCTCATCAAGACAATTACAAAGTATTTCCCTATATGCTTGCCAAAGCTGCCAATTTTTTCCAAGTTCAGTTGTGAATGGTAACTCCTCACCATTCATGGTGATAACTTCAAAGTCCTTACCACGCATCTGCATTTGTTTTTTTTCAAACTTATATCTGATGCCACCAGCAAAAATAGAAACGTCAATATTGTGACGCATTAAAATTGCGATTGCATATTTCAAACCAGTTCCAAAAAAACCGATTGGATTAGTTGTTTCTTTTGCTGACACGCCAAATGTGCGAACAGCGCGCATGTCCATCACGCCATTGTTTTCAAAGACTATCATTTACTGACCACAAGGTGTTGAAATAATGAATGCCCACACAATGGGAATCATAACAATCACAAGCGCCACAATGAATGCGTTTTCTAAAACCCTTACCATAAAATTATGCCCCAAATTATATTCCTTAAAATGATGGCAATCGCGAAAATGATAATCGTTCCAACAATTGCCACGATAAGTTCAAACAAAGAAAATTTCACAGGTATTGTTCAAGCAACAAAAGCTTTGTGTTTTTGGATAGGTTGCTGGTTCTTATTTCTGTGAAAATGTCATCTGTGGTTGTTTTCACAACTGGCGCAACAACCTCTGTCAAGCTTAGTTGACTTGGAACTTTTGGCAGGTGGTTTCTGCATTGATAATTAACCACTGATTTGTAATTCCATTTTTTTCCACGTCTTGTTGTCAACCCTGCCTGATTTAACAATTTAGCAACCTGTTTGCGCGTTTTCCCAGCTTCAAAAGCTGATGACATAATTTCACCAACCTTTTTTTGACTAAAATTTGGCTGTGCTTTTTTTCTGGTATTATATGCCCGATGTCCATTTGTGCAAAGAAATGTGCTGACATCAGCATTTTTCAATTTGTTTCCTGATGCTTGAGTGTATCCCAGGTCATTCATATCCTCAGTCATTTGTGTTAGCTTTGCGCCTTGTGATCTTTGTTCAACCAAATATTCCAAAGCTTCTTTGTCCAATCTTTTAATTTCCATCGCTCCCCCTTTTATAATCCTGTTTCTTTTATAAAATTGTTTAGTTCCATTTTGTACTTATCAATCATTTCAGAGTGCAAAATCAAAATATATTTTTGCGCAATGTATTTTGTTCTTTTTCCGCCAACCTTTTCAATAACATTAAAAACCTTTTTGACTGTCTTTGCTGGTGGGTGTGACAAGCCACGTTCCCAATTAGAAACAAACTGTGCTGACATATAACCAAGGCCATCAGACAATTGTTTCTGTGTC